TCCGAACTTTTCTTAATGATGAGTTTGCAGGTAGTATCCCGATTTACACAGGAGATTTTAAGGATATGGGCAATCAGTCTATACGCCTTAAACCTGTAGGAACAGATTTAATTGAATTAACAAACTTTAGTGAAGTAAGAGAGTATATAGTAGATGTATCTTATACATTTAAAGAAAAAATGGTAAAGAAAGATACTTGGGAACATATTTTAAGACAGTTATCTCATATAGAAGCCTTATTTCACGACAATGTTAATGGTGCAGGAGATACTTACTATAATGGAAGGATGTTAACTTGCAGAATTAACGAAAAAGAAGAAGCGGAAGAAGAAATTGAAGGTCTCAATGTTATGAGATGGGAATGGAGAGGTTACTATATGGGTAATCTCGGTTAGCTATGAAGAAACTATAAGTTAGGGATTAGTATGAAATACAAAGCAAAAAAATCTTACTTTGAATTGCCTTACGCAAAAAACTTTTGTGGTTATGGTAGTGCGAGTAAGCATTTAAAATTAATAAATAAAGAGTGGGTAGAGTGTAATCCTCCTGCTGAATTAAAGGAACATTTACAGCCTAAGTCTGAAAAAAAGGAGAATAAATAATGGCTTTAGATACAAAATTTCAAAGCAAAAATGATGTCAATGTATATATTGGCACAGAAATAACAATGGGTACTGCTACTTTAGGAGCTGGCACTTGGAATAAAGCACCTGTTGTTGATTATTCAATACAAGCAAAACAAGCTCCATTGGGAGTTGCCCCACAAAGAAGTAATACTTTTGGGCAACCTGAATCTGGATTAGCACACGATAGGACACAGCAACTTTTTGAAATATCTCTTACAATGCACGCTACGGCTTCTGTAATTAATAGAATATGTGGTGCTTTGTATGAAGATAGCGATGGAACAAATGCACTTTTAGGAAATAGCCCAGCAACAGTTTCTTTTAAAGATGGTTCTTCAAACACAGTTCCTGTTACACTGCTATTTGAAAATGGTGGTTCAAATGACAATGATTTAAAATATACTAGTTGTTTATGTACATCAATGGAGTTAGCATATGCTATCGGAACAGATGGTGGTGCAATGACTTGTACCGCTACTTTTGTAACTGGTTATGAACCAACAGAAGAAAGTTTGACTCCTTCTTCATCTACAGATATGGCTGGCACAATAATGAATATTTTTGATGTTACGACACAGCAATTAGGTGGTCAAGACTTATTACTTCACAATTTTAATCTTAATATTTCAAGAGCAGTAAATAGAGTTAGTTGGAGTAGTGCTAGTAATTATAAGCCACTTGGATATTCAATAGGTATGTATGAGGTGACTGGTGTATTTGGATGTAAGAGAGATGCAAATAGTATACAAGTACCAACAAACACAAGTGCTGGAATAGCTTTGTCTGTCCAGTCTACTAGTCCAGTTTTACAAATTGATGCACCTGACGTTGTAGTAGAAAGTGTATCAACAGACTTAGCAGATGAAGGATGGAAGGAAGAATTTTCTTTTAGAGCATTTTTTGATGATTCTTCACAGTCTAATCCTATTGTAACTATAGCAACATCATAATGAAGTTATCTACAGGAAAAGAGGTTAAGTTAAAAGAAATGTCTGTAGACGACATTGATTACTGCAATGATTTACCACAAATGAGATATGAAGGCAATGAAATTGTAGCCATCACTAACTTAGCAAAAGCAAGAACTGCTTGGATTCGTAAAGGTGTTGAAGGGGCTGATGATAAATTTATCAAGTCTTTAGGGGATGATGAAAAGAATGAACTGTCATTGGCAGTACAGGAATATCAACGCTTGGGGGAGTAGAATCCCTCACATTAGAACTAAACTTCTTACTAGATAAAAGATGTGAGGGGTGTATGTATCACGAATACCCCTATAAGGCTCAAATTCCTATCTTAATCGATAGAAAATATGAAGTACGAACCTTTACATCAGATGAAGAAGTTTGGGACGTTATTCGGCTTTTAATAGACGAAACAAAAGAAAACATTAAAGAGGGCAGTAATTTGCATATCGCTGAATCGGTGATGGCTCAACTGCCCTTTTTTACTTGTAGTAATATGTTGATGGATGCAAATGCACAGAAAGATATAGCAAGATTTATGTATGCAAGACAATTTAATATATCTCCATATAAAGGAAGTTATGGAGAACAACCAAAAAAATGGATAGATAAAACCTTTTTATTAACACATTTATTAGAAAGGCAAAAATCAAAGGCAATGAAAAATGGCTGAAGCAAATAATACAATAAAAATTGATTTTAAAGCAGTTAATGCTCCTAGATTAGAGAAAGCAATAAAATCTCTTGATAAAGCAACTCAATCTTTAATTAAGTCTCAAGCATCTCTTAATAAAGAGGGTCGAAAGTTTAAAAATCAAAATGAAAAGATAAATAAAGGAATATTAGATTTAAATGGAAGTCAAAGACTTCTTGGGGGTGCTTTTGCAACTGTTCGTTCTCAAATTCTTTTATTTAACTTTGCAATGGGTCTTGGTATTAGGCAGGTAGCTAGGTTAGTTGCTGAAGCATCAAAAGTTGAAGGATTAAGAACTGCTTTTGAAGCATTATCTGGTGAATCTGGAACCTTAACAGAATCATTAGGGAAGATTAGAGAAGCAACAGATGGCACTATGTCTGATTTTGCTTTATTTGAGCAGGCTAACAATGCTATGATTCTTGGTGTAACGAAAAACTCTGATGAAATGGCTGAAATGTTTGACATAGCACAAAGACTTGGTAGGGCATTGGGTAAGGATACTGCACAATCAGTAGAATCTCTTGTAACTGGTATTGGAAGGCAGTCAAGACTTATGCTTGATAATATTGGTATTGTAGTAAAATCTGAAGAGGCTTATGAAAAATATGCTAATAAATTAAATAAAACAGCAAAAGATTTAACTGATGCTGAAAAGAAACAAGCATTCCTTGAAGCAACAATGGAATCCGCTAGGCAAAAAGTTGCTGAATTAGGAGATGAAATATTAACAACTAGGGATGAAGTAAATAGATTTACGGCATCTAGTGAAAATTTATCTGTAGCAGTTGGTGAAGCACTTGCCCCAGCGTTTACTAAGCTAACTAAAGAATCCACTACAGTATTAAATAACTTAACAGATTTAGCAAAGATTTTTGGAAAAACTGAATCTGTAAATGTTACTTATTACAAAACATTGGAAACAACAACAAATTTTATTGAAGAATATTCTAAAAAACATAATATTGCCATAGATTCAACTAAATCATTGGACTATCAACTACAGCAATTACTAGAAACTTTTAGTTTAGAAGCAAAAATAGAAAAAGATAAGGGTGTACTTGGTGGAACTGAAATGCGTAATGCTTTAGCTAGGACTGAAGAGGCATTTAAAAATTACACTACAGCAAGTAAAAACTTTTTTGATTCTGCTAAAAAAGATAGCAGACCTATGATTGATTACGCATTTAATATTACATCATATGATGAGGCATTGAAAGAATTAGGTGAGAGTCTTAGAGCTATGGCTGATGAAGACCTTTTTGAAGGAATGGTTTTTTCTGATATAGATGAAATGATAAAAGAACACAATGAAGAAATTAAGGCGATGATGGATTCTGAAAAGAAAAAAACAGATTTTACCATTAAAAATATAAATAAATTAAGTTCTGCACTTTCTCAAGCTACTCTTAATGGTCAGAACTTAGGAGAGGCTGTAGTAAATAGTATAAAAGCAATAGCAGTTGAAATGGCATCTAAGGCGTTTATATTTACAGCGTTTCAAGCACTTGGTATAGGAGGAGCTGGATTTGCAAAAAAAACACTATCGCAATTTTTAGGGTTTGCCCATACAGGTGGATTAATTAAGAATAATGGAAGAGTTCAAAGATTTGCTACAGGTGGAATGGTACAAGGTCAAGATAACGTACCAATTATGGCACAGGCAGGTGAGTTTGTTATTAGAAAAGCAGTAGTAGAACAAGTAGGAGTTGATAATCTTGCTAGATTAAATAGTGGAGAAGGCGGTGTTGGGACTACAATTAATGTAAATATATCTGGTGGAGTAGTTGACGAAAGCTATATTAATAATGAATTAATACCTGCTTTAAATAAAGCAACAAGTTTAGGAAATACAATTAATGCTTAGTTTTGATTCTAGTTTATCTAATGCTTTAAAAAATTCTAATACAACAGCATTTTGGGTGCTAAAGTTATATTACAATGATGAATCTTCATTTATAGGCGTATCTGATATTGATAGAGCAGATGGTTCTGATTTTTACTATGGGTTAGTTGCTAGTTGGGGTAGTCTTACTCAGTCTTTAGACTTTTTTAATTTTAATACAGCTATATCCAATATGACAGTAAATTTAATAAATACTGAAAGGTCTATAAAGGGTAAGAGGTTTTCAGATTTACTATCAACAAATAATTTTGGCAATAGAAAATGGGAATTATTTTTGAATACTAGTCAGGCAGGAACGTTTGATACATCTGCTAGAATGATAGGAACAGGAGTAATCTCTGGAGATATTGAATATGGATATAGTTCAATTAAGTTTACTTTACTAGACTTAAATGCCAAGCATAATAAAAATATTCCCTCATCAATAGTTACAAGTTCTTCTTATCCCAATGCTCCAGAAAAAAATATAAATAAACCAATTCCAATGGCTTATGGCGACTTTTATGAAAAAGATAATATAGGCACAATTCCTACTGGCAATTTTGATAGATTTAAACATTTTTACAAAAGTGCATTTCCTGCTATTGTAACTGATAAATTTGATATTGGAGAACAAGCAGTTGAAGCACACGTTGATAGCCAATCAATGCACACTCTTGATAGTGAAAATATTTATTATTATAAAAGTGGAAGCTATGCTACTGTTACAGGTACAACAGATGCAACAACAAATAATCCTAGAATAGAATTTACAGGTTCAAGATGCAAGGCATATTTCCCATTAAGTACATCTGGCTTTACAACAAGTGGAACTGGTACTCATATTAATGAAGCAAATATATCAAATGGTTCTTTTGATATTTCTAATATAACAACTATTAGTTGTAATAGTGGCAATAATGTAACTGTAACATACGCTATTCCTCAATCAAGTAAGCTTGGTGAATATGTAGGTATTACTGCATTAACTAAATTTGGAAATGTTACACTTAATGGTTCTCCAGCATCATTACTTGGATAAAATGTGTTTAAAGTAGGGGATATTGCCTATACTCCATCAGGTGCTGTAACAACAAATGCTGAATTAACAAATAATATTGCTAGTATATTTTCTGGGGGAACAGATGCTTGGAATTTTGAAGGCACACTAGATTACACATTATCTGCTGGTGCTGGAACTGGTGATTTAGAAGTTGAAGTTTTAGAATCTGGAATAGTTGTAGAATTTGATTTAGATGATATTGAAACTCATACCTTTGAAGAACTTTATGAAGAAAATGTTACTTATAGTTATTCTGTAGAAAATCAATGGGATAGAGAAGTTGAATACATTACTGAAACAGTAACAAAAGCGAGAACAAAAACAGCTAATACACCTGCTGAAGTTGAACACGTTTATGTTTCAGGTAAGGGTAGAAAATATGGTTCTTGGATAGATGCTGATTCAAGAAATAATGGATATAATCAAAATGATTTAATTGAAAATCCTGTTTATATCATAGAAGATATATTAAGAACTGAACTTTCATTAACTTCTTCAGATATTGATTATTCTTTATTTGATATTTCAGGCGATTCTTCAAGTGGAACAATTAAAGAAATATATAATGATTCTGTTTCTGATATAAAATTTGCATTTAGTCAATATAAATTTATTAACTCAAGAGATTTAATAAATAGAATATCAAAACAAATATTAAGTTGGGTTTGGTTTAGTGGTGATGGTAAAGTAAAAATTAAAACATTATTAAGACCATCAGATACTTTTACAGTTCAAAAAACTATAGATTTTAATAATATTAATTTAAAGTCAATATCTAAAACAAAATTAAATACTGTTAGAAATGATATTACAGTTAATTACAATTATGATTATGCACAAAATCAAAATATTAGCGAAGTAAATACTACAGATTCTACTTCTGCTGGTACAACAGTAGATGGCAATAATAAAACTTTAAAATTAAATTTAGATGCTGAATCTATTATAGATGAAACAACAGCAACTCAACTTGCCAATGCCTATAAAACAATATTTAAAGATAGGAAAATAATATTAAAGTTTGATATTCCAACTCCTCAATATAATGATTTAGAAATTGCAGATTATATTACTTTTAGTAATTGGGATGATAATTTAAAACTATATGGAACAGCTTTTAATTCTGATGTGTTTTTAATTACAAAAATATCTAAGAAGGTAAATGGTTGTTCTATTGAAGCAATAAAGGTAGATGCGTAATGGCAAATATGAACATAAGAACTCCTAAGTTCTACACAGATATTATAAATTTTTTAATGGCAACAGGAACAGAGCAAGATGGTAATTTTGATGTTGTTGGAGATAGTTCAGTTAATTTTATTGATACTTTTATATCTGGAAGTGAAGCAGAGCTATTTGATATGCGACCAATGAATCAAGTTACATTTGACACATCATCAACTACAGCAATAAGAGGTAAACACGTTTTAATTAATATAAATAAACAAAGCACAAATTTTAAAACAGACTTTATTGCAATTTTAAATCATAATATGGCTAGTGCAGAAGCAAAAGTAAGAGTAGCTTTTGGCGATGCCTTAGATGATATAAATGATGTTGATTTAAGTAGTAGAGATAATGGTTTATCTAATGTAGTTGGCGTTCTTAATTCTGGTGCAAGTCCTAGTGGAAGTATTCTTACACCTGCCAGTAATGGTTCAACAATTTTTACTTTTGATGAAACTGATGAACAATTTATTGGTATACAATTTGAAGGTGCAGGTGGTGGTAATTTATTTAATGCAACTAATAATCTAAAAATTGGTTGTATTATCGTTGGTGAGCACTATACTATGCCTAATGCTCCAGATTTATCTGTTAAAAGGTCTATAATTTATGATGGAGTTTCAGTTAAGCAATCTATAGGTGGTCAAAAATTTGCAAATGCAACGCAACTAGGCAGAAGACATATAAATACATTAAATAAATCTCCATTTTTAACTACTACCTATGAATCTGGAGTATATGGTGGGCGTATTGCTTATGATTTAAATTTTAGTTATTTAAATTCCAGCGAAATAATGCCAACAACATATGGAATTGAAGTAGAGGCATCAGATACTGTTATTGCAGATGTTTGGAATAGAACAAAAGGTAATTTATTCCCATTTATATTTAGTATTGATTCCACATCAACTGATGAAACAGATTACATATTTGCTAGATTTGGACAAAATCAACTTGATATGACGCAAGTAGCACCAGACGTTTTTAATATGTCCCTAAAGATTGAAGAAGAATTTTAAGGGTCAGGTATAATAATATTTAACTCTATGGCAGACCAACGCACTAACCTCTCAATGAAACTGGCAAA